TCCCATTTGTTTGTTTTTTTAAGTTGTTTATTTTTTTATTTTAAATTTCAACTTTGAACTATTCTCTCCACCTAACACTTTAAATTTCATTCCGCCGGCTTCTACAACTGGTTTATTAGTTCTAGCGCCCATATCTATATTTTTAGAATTAATAGCGGTTTGTTTTATAGCGTCAGCTTTACCTTGCTCATAAAAATGTGATACAATTTTATCAATATTTTTACCTGCATATAAAGCTTTGTGATAACCTTTAGCGTCTTTCATCATATCATTTTCGTCGAGGAACTCCCTCACAAAATTAGATATGTCGCTTTGGTAATTCTTAACATCACTTGCATTCTTTACATTATACCTATATTTTTGTCTCCTACTTTAAAATCAAAACCTTTGAAATTTTCGTTAAAAACATTATTGGTACTTTGCTCAAATTGCTTGTACTGTTTTTTTTGAACCTCACTAGTGGTAGCTTGTTCTTGGTTGTACTTATTGTAAAAGTTAATAGCTTCTTGCTGTTCGGATGATAACTTAGAACCCAACTTGACTTCTTTGTAATACTCATCTTTCATACCATTAAGAAATTTCTTAGCTTTCGCAACTTCTTCTTTTAGTGTCAACTTCTTTTTTCTAATATCTCTTTCATCGTCGATATCTTCATCATATGAAAAATTATCTTCAATTAAAAAACTTATTTCGTCATTATCTAAATGACTTTTTGTTGACTTGTAATATTCTTTTAATAACGCGGTATCATCCACGTTTGAATAGTCAGCATTTAATCTAACGTATTCTTCTATGCTTCCGCCAGTATCCTCCATAAACTTAACCAGGTTTTCAATATTTTCTGGCAAAGCTCTTTGAGATGTAGCTTCTACTTTTTCTTCAATAACAGGTTCACTCGTTTGAACTGCAACTGGAGTATCTTCAGTATCAGATACTTCTTCTAGTACGCTTTCTTCTTCACTGCTGCTTTCTTCTTTTTCTTTTTCGCCACTACTTTCTTCTTTGTTGTTGCTCTCGCTGACGATTTCATTTTTCCGTACATCTTGATCTGTGTTTTTAGTTTGAAATTCTTTTAATTTTCCTAGGTCTAATTTAATAGTCCCATCTTTTTTTATCTCTTTATAAGAGATTTCTTCTTTAGGTGCTTCGGTTTGCGCTGCTTCATTAGTTTCCACAACGTTATCCTCAACAACCTCTTCAATTGGTTGGTTTTGTTCTGACATAATATAATATAATTAAATAGTTAAAAATTTATCACCTTGGCTCAAATTGCTCAAGACCAAATCCACCTAAGTTATCCATTCCTGCGGATTCAAAACTTTTGGGTGGCGCATTATTTTTTCTTTGATCTATGAGCTCACTTTGCTGTGAGGCTTGTATTTTAGTTCTTTCATCTTTACGATCTTCTTTAAACTTGTCTTTTTCGTTAATTTGCTTTAATTGCATTTCTTGTAACTGCATGTTTAAATTAAACTCGTGTTCCATCAATTCTTTCTTTATAGCTGCTTCTCTTTCCATCTTAGCTATTTCTAATTGATTTTTTATTTGCTCTAACTGAGCTTTAGATTCTGTTAGCGCTTGCTGCTTTTGCATATCAGCCTGAGCTGCTGCTTGAGCAGATTGTGTATTAGATTGTGTTTGAGCTTGAATATTTCTTTGTTGTTGCTCTTGATCTAATTGTTGTTTCTTTTTTCTACGTATTTTAAGAAGCTGATTAGCTAATTTTATATTACGCACTTCTCTGACTTCTATAGCGTCCTCTAAATATATCTGACCAGACTGTAAAGCTACTTGTATATTGTTTTCAAGCTTTGCTTTTTCTTCTTCATCCGGTGATAATTCTAAGAATATACCAAAATCATGTAAATGTAAGTTAGCCATTTCTTCTAAAGTAGATACATTAAACTTACCTAATGTTTTTATAAAAGACTCTCTAGTTGGCGAATATTCTATAACATCAGAAACACGCATTGCAATACACTCTGCCATTGTTAGGGTTATATACAAGCTTGATTGCAATAGGTGCCTTGTTGCTGTGTTAGAATTTGCCGCGGCCATTTTTTGTAGACCTACTAAAGCATTCTTATCTGGTATTCCGCCGTCTCTAGCTTCGTTCAATCCAGTTACATCACGCATCATTTGTAAGTAATAATTATATGTACTTATAAGTGCGTTTATTTTATTGTTACCACCGTTTGAATTTAATTCAGTAATAGGTAGTCTTCCTCTGTTCATATCACCGTCTTGCGTCATTGATCTACCAATAACGCTACCAGTTTGGAAATACATGTTCAATGCTTCCTGAGGATTATAGTTTGTTCCGTTACCTAAGTCTATTTCAGCTAAAGCGTCCGCATCTAAGTAAACACCATCAGGTACTACTCTAGATAATACTTGTTGTAATTTTAAATGTGTTAGCTGAATCATATCTGCAAAATTAGTCATACGACTAACAAGAGATTCTATTCTACCTTCATACATTCTAGGAGCACAGATGGCATAACTCATTTGAGCTTTTGTAGTATCCGCTTTCGGTCTTATCATATTTTTCTTAAGTTCCCACTTAAGTATATCGCTACTACCTATAACTTTAACACCTTCATATATTACCTCTATAGCTCTATCAACTTTTTCAAAGTCATCATTAGCAGGCGGATTAAAGGTATCATTTTTTTCAATAGCTTTACTACCTCCGGTAGCTGTTTTCTTTATTTTATGCACTTGAGTAGCGTAAGTCTTATATTCAAAATATAAAACAGATACACTATTGCTTTCATTAGATTTAGAGTTATATCCACTGTTCGTGTAAGATGTATTATATCCCTGATAAGATTCTAATTGTTCATCTGTTAATTGAGGAAATTCTTTCTTAAGTTCGTTAATATATATTTCTTTTACTTCACCTACATAATATATATCATCAAAGTAAGGTGAATCTGTATTTGAATATACAAGATCAACCGGATCCACATACTCTACTTTAATCCCTTCTGCTTTGTTAAATGAACTTTTAGCAGCGCCAATACCTATAACAGTTAAATCTCTTTTTATACGTCTAGATACTAATTCATATTTGTTTTTATCAAATACACTGTTTATTGCTTCTTCTTCAGCAATTTCTATTGCTTGCTTATATTCAAGCTGCATGTGTATTTCAAGTTCTTCCGATGTTTCAGGCAACTTGCTTTGATCTGTTTGGTATATATCAATTCCTAATTGACTAGCAACTGCATCATTAAACGGTTTAGCCGCCATATCCTCGGCTATCTTAGTTACATAATCTGTTCTTTCTTGTATTGAAGCAGGGTCTTGTGAATAAGCTTTTATCTCGTATGATCTATCAGCCATACCGTTAACAACAATATCAACAAACTTTGGTATAATTGGGACAGGCTTCCAATCTAAATTCATATAAGATAAATCTCCATTGATAGATAATTCATCTTTATACTTTCTAACAGACTGTTCTCCTCTGGCATATAATCTTAAAGAATGAAAAGATTGTCTAGATGTAGAATACCTACCTGATCCACTTCTACCGTTGTACCCGTCTTTAGAATTAAACCATTCGTGCTCTATAGCTCTACCAACTTGTGCTCCGTATTCAGCACTCATTTTTTCTATATCGCTAACCGCTTGGCTTGGAAAAGAACTTTTTATAGCTTTATTAATCATTTATTTATATTATTTGAGATCTATGCCCTTTATTATCATACCTTTTTATCCCAAGATTTATACTTTTAATTTTTCTTTCCTGCGTTGGAGCATAAAGGTTTTTGTTACAAGCCATAATAGCTAAACCTGAACTAATCGACGCATCAAATTTTGTTCTATTATTTATATCAAACTTAACCCAATCCTCTAAGGTTCTGCTAAAATACATATCTCCGTAGCCATCACCTATTCTGCCTACATACTTTTCTATATAAGACTCTATAGCCGCCGCATGAGATTGTTTTATATCATTCGAAGAATTCGGTATACCGCCAATTTCTCTTTCTGTTATTGAAAGCTTGTTGTAGGTTTTATCTGGTCTATTCATTGAGTAGCCTCTGTATCCTCTTCTTTTGAAATGATATAAAAGTCTAGGTTTATTATTCTCAACCAGTATTGGCATTCCATAAAACACACAAGCCATTAATACGTCTTCAAAAAATATTTCAGCTGTTTGTGGTCTTGCTACATACTCTAAGAAAAAACTATTCGCAGGAGCTTCCTCCATTGAGTATTTAGTTAATCCGTGCAATGCACCGTTAGAACCTACCCCATCAACAGTTCCAGAAATATCATAACTATCACATCCAAATGCGCCAACGTGATCATTTGCTGGATACTTTATACCATTTTTTAATCTAACCCTGTTTTGCATTTCAAGCTTAGGAACCCAGCTGATTTTAAACCTACCACTTTTGTTAGGCATAAATTCTACAGTACTGTCTTTAACACCGTCTTTCCATTGAAAGCTACCAACAGTTACTAAACCATTTCTTTGCGCATCTTCATTGTAATCTATTTGCTCGTATAGCTTTGTTAAATTAAATAAAGATTGCTTTGTTTCATCTCTAAATGCGTGATTCTCTGTTCTTGGAAACTGACGATAATATTCATTTAAACCGTCTTGATCATTTTTTAATCCCTCAACTTCATTTTCCCAATACTCTATTACGCCTGTGTCAATTAAGTCATTTTGAAGCCCTTCAATTGGTTTTCCCGGCGTTTCAAATACAGGAAATCCATAAGAATCAATGTATCCTTCGTAGTTCCATTCCATAGGTATGAACAAAGAATATAATCCTGAGCGAGTTTGTCCATTTGCGTTTCTGTTTTTAACGTCTGAATCATAGTATAATTTTTTAAAATTATCTCCTCCTTTGTCTAAAGCGTTTGAGGTACTACCCATCATACACTTGCCTATTATCTTAGAACCTAATCGTAAACAAGTTTTTGTAACTCTCCAGTTGTTTAATATATTTGTTGGTTTTTCCCACTTACCGCTTTCGTCGTGTACTAATAGTTTTAATTTTTCACCGTCGTACGAGTTGTCCCCGGTGTTCTTCCAGTCGATTGTTGTGTCGAGACCTGTGATCTCCTGTAATTTCTCGTTGGTGTCAAGTTTCTTTCTTGTAAATTTTGACGCTGGTACTCTGTACGCGAGTTCTGTCTTCGGCCTGTCCATACCGTCCTGGATCGGTTTGAAGAAGAAGGGATAATTAACTGAAATGGGTACGACCTTATCAGTAAACATCTTTTTGGCGTCTGGCCCGGACTTTGATAAAATGCCAAATCTTGAATCTGTGGATATTGTCGCCTGGTTAACCGTCTCACCTGATGCCATGAAAGAGAAACCTGACCGTCGGTTTTTAAGATAACACATTCCGTAACACCGTACATCGGCTTTACAAGCCTCCCAGAATATGTAGAATAATCTGTTTGATTCCCTAAAATCTGGCTGCCCAACGTCAATCTTGGACCACTGCAAGTACATGTAGTGAGTACCAGTAATATAAGTAGGAATACCCTTATTATTGAACCAAAAACCTTCTTCCCTTCTTTTAAACTCTTCGTCGATATAGTCATACCATTTATTTTTAAATTCGCTAGACCTATCTTCCCAGTCAAATACCGATTTTATTTTACTTAATTCTTTTGGGTATTCTAAATGTTCCCATCTTTGTTCTAACTTATCATTAGATTTTTTATAGCTATTTTCAGCTAATGGTAGCGCTATTTTTAAACCCTGTATTTCATATACTTCACCAATCTTACCTGTTTTAGATATAATAACCATATCATGATCTTTATTATACCCGTACCCCCACTTCTTGTATCTATTTTCTCTTTTTAACGTATGAGGCTTTATGTAGTCTTTTAGTGTTTTTACTAATGTTTGTTCGTAAATCATTTAGACCTGCCTTCTGCAAAACCTCTAAAAGACTTTTCTTTACTGTCTTCTTTAGGGTTTTCGTTTAATATATTTTCTTCGGCTTCGATTCTATTGAGTATTTCAAACGCATCAAAAATAGCTAACTTTTTAGTAGCTGCCGCATTTTTTAATCTATCCGCAGATAAATCATCTTCAGAATCTACAATTGCTTCTTTAGCTACTTTAATAAGTTCTTCCACAGCCTTTTGCCCAGCTTGGATTATATTCAACTTCGTCTCCTTTGTATTCATATTTAATTGTAATATCATTGGTGCACATTCGGTACAATCTATCATCATCTATTAAAAACTCATACTCACTACTAGGGCTAAACCCCAAAAGGTCTCCTTCGTTTATTTTAAGCGCTTTTAAAGAGCTATTACCATATTTTAGTATACCAATATGCTTTCGTTCTTTCTGGCTGCTTACAATTGAGTTTTTATTTTTTTCAACTATAGGTTTAATAAAACAAAAATCCCTAGGAGCTCTCCATTTATCACCTCTGTTGTATAAGAATATTTGATCGTAATAACAAAAGTACTTATCTTCTTTAAAGTAAGCGCTACTGTTTTTTTCTATACCACGTACATCGTAAAATCTTCTAAAGATATTGTGATGTACTATAACTTCGTCATTAAC